TTTCTATACTTTACTAAATCTACTGGTCTTCGTATGTGATAACTGCAAAACAGTTATTTCCAACACTTTTTCTTGATATTGAAATATCAATAATTTTATCGCCGTTGGCTAATGTGCGCAGTGCGGTTTGTATCTGCGTGTGAATTGTAAGGTTATTTCCAAAGACTGTCGTTGAAGTGAGTTTGTCTTTGTCAGTAATAGTGTGAGACATTTATGAAGCCCCCCTCAAGCGTCATAATTTGCTACAATCGAACTATCTGCGCCACGACAAGCAATAGCACACATTTGGTCTGCGCCTGCTAAATCATAAAGACCATGAAAGTTTACTGACATTGTTTGACTGTCTCGCCCCGATACTGATGTTTCGGGCATTTCATAATGGACTTTGAAAAAGTCAAAGCGGATAAAATTAGTTGCGTTTACTTCAAACAAAATAGATATTGCGGGTGTTGAACCGTTTGGATTAACTAATCCTTGTCCGTTAGTCGCAGTTGCGCCCATAAGTTCATCGAAGAAAGGTTCACCTTCTCCATTAGAGGAATCCGCAGAAAGAAGAGACTTGTGAAAGGTCATAGAGCCGGAAACTTCACGGAGAGTCGTTGGAGGGACTCGCACGCATGTTTCGTCACTTAGACTGTATGAGTTTTCAATGTCACGGTTTGTTTTAATTTCAAAGTCAATGCTTTGAACAAGGTTTGAAAATCCGCCTGCACTTGAAGTAGCCGCTTCATCAAAATTAACGAATGACTTTGCAAAGTGTGCGGCATCTCCGGTATAGGTTGGCACGCCTGTTTTTAGTGCGCCAGTAGAAGAAGTTTGCTTTGCGCCAGTTGTATTTACTGTAAGCATTGAGTATTCTCCAACGCTTGCAGAGATACTGATAGACTCAATAACTTGTCCTGCGAAAATATGTTCTTTGTCGTCACGACCGATTGCGACAGTATATGAAGGAAGTTCTGTTGAACTGCCGTTTCCTAATTCTGTAAAGGTTCGGGCGGCACTTGCGCTTCCACCTTGCGTATCGTTTCCAAAAATACCGTGAAGAAGTGTAAAGGTAAATCCATCCGGTTGCAAAGCCATGCTAATGCTACCTTCGGAGGTTTTCTTGCTAACGATTGCTTTTGGGCTACCGTAGTAATTCATGTCGCTACGCTTCATCACATCATAAGATTGTTGAAATGTTTCGGATTCAACTTCACCGACAACGAAACTTGCGTGGTCGTGAGCAATGGCTGTGCCATATGTTGCTTCTTTTGCTAAACGGACATATCGAGTGTGATTCGCCATATTCTTAATGAAGCGATGGTTGGCTTATCAATGTTTCCATTTAAATGTTTATAAACTTATGCTTCTCTAAGGAACATGCGTATTTTCTTCATGTAAGTTAAAGTCATAGTGTGGATGCAAACGGTTTCATCGTCGTCAATTTTTGTATCAAACTTTGCGTCGTAATTTATAATGCTATCAACGCCTCCTTGTAGCCCAGTAGTAGTGTATAATTCATCGAATACTTCTCCAAGAATCGACGCACCGAGCCTATATGCGTTTTCATAATTTGTTCCCTTTGTAGTGACAAAAATCATCACATCATACTGTTGGTCTGTTCTTGTTCCCGCAAGGGTTAAGAAATCCGGAGAGTTAGCCTTTTGAATCATCACATGCACACTTGGGGTTGGGTATCTGTTAATCATACTGTTGCTTGACAAATCATATCCATAACGAACTCCACTTGGCCTCACATGAGTTTTTAAAAGTAAACGATTACTACTGCGCAGAACTTCAACAACTTTCATTCCTGTGCGCAGAATACTATGAGAAATAAAATCGGACATATCCATTTCATCGGGAGAGTAAGAACCATGTGGTGTAAAATAAACAGTATAAAAATCAACAGTTCCGCTTGTAGTTCCGAAGAAAGCACCTTGCGCAGAAGAAGATTTGCCAGTCACCTCAAGGTAATGTGTGTTTGCATCATCGTCTTCAATAATTTCACTCATATACAATCGAGCATTACCGGAACTGTCGAGGGTCAAGCGCAATACGCAGGGGATGGCTTCATTATCCAACATAGCCAAATCAAGGGTATTGCTGGTTGTTGTAGTAGCACCAACGAGTTTCAATTGGTTGAAACCTCCGTTGCTTTGAACCTCGACTCTATGGCTTCCATTATCGAGAGCCATAAGAACCTCGTTATTATCCGCAACAGATTCGATATGGATAGCGGCAATCATAGTGAGGGAGTTGTCTTCATTTACGACAGTTTGTTTCCAAGTTTGGCCTCCACTGGCAGAAGAGACACGCCAGTAGCCGTTTGATGAAGCACCATCGCCTGCATTTCCTGTTAAAGTCCACGCAGTATTGTTGTCACCAACGGGATTCAAGGGGTTTTGTCCGTTTAATCTTGCAGTCCAATAATCAGTTTGTTTTGATACAGTCATAATTCTCACTTTCCAGTTCCGCCAGTCGATGTTTTTATGCTTGCGCCACCACTGGATTGTCCCATTCCTAAAGCACCGCCTACGCTAAATCCTGCGTTTAATGCCGCAAGCATAATTGCTTCTTTGGAGTTTGCCTCAATTTTCTTAATAGATTCCGCTTCAATATCACCGATAAAGTCCATTGTATCGTAAAATCCGGGGTGAAATGCTCTCATTTTCATACCAGTAGTAAGCCAATTACCGACTCCTGTTTTTGCATACCATCGAGTGCTTGATTGAACTAAGTTTGGTAAATTGCCATACTTAAAAGGGTTCATTCCTTTAGCAACAATATGAGAAAGACGACCGCCTCTTTGACCCAATACGCCTATTGCGGCTTCTTGTATTGAATCGCCGGTATGAACAGTAAACTCCATTTTTTTATTTCTGTGGACTTTTAATGCGTTTGCTACTTTGGTGTGAATGTTTGTTGAGCGACCATAAGGAGGAAATGCGGGTGTGCGCACAGAAGCAAGTGGCCCTGCTTTTGATTTTAATTTTTTTTGCATAGCGACTATCTCTCTTTGAAGTGAAACTTGCATAAGATGGTCAAGGGCTTTTTCACCCTGCGGCTCAAGCCTTTTTAAAGCGGCCTTTAATGGTTTAGCATTGTAGTTAATAGTGAACTCACTATATGTTCCACGCCGAGTCTGTGTATCGGTCATTGTATCAAGCCTTGCCTAAATGCGCAAGTCTTTGAAGGCAATGATGACCTCTATTACGGAAAGCCTGCCCTCTTAATCCACCGTCTGCGCCAGTTTGGTGTGTCCCTTCATCCTCAAGGTATTGTCCTGCCGCTAAGTCTGCGCATATTTCACGCAGAACATGCGCAAACTCGCCCTGTTGAACAACAACGCCCGATAAATGGTCGAATGAAATGCCAGTCACGCCAGTAAGCGTATGTGTGGATTTACCAGTCCATGAAAAAGAGTCGCCGTCGATGTTGCCACTGCCTGCCGATGCAAACGGTGTGCCGCTTGTTAATACAAGACTTGTAGCATTTGCGGCTACTGCGCCGTTGGCTGTCGTTTCGCCAGTCTCTCGACTTGGCTCATCACGACCATACTCAAGAAAAGATTGGTCTATTGCGATTGAAGAATGTCTAATATGTCGAGTAATCCGTGAAGAGGCTCTTGCTCTCTGCCCGCTATCCAATCCTAATCGAGAACCAACATCGGCAACACTACAATAGTATGTCACTTTACTTCACCTGTTCTTTTAGTTTTGCGATTAACTCGTCTTTCGTTCCTTCTGTGTCAATTCCATGTTCTGCGCACAAGTTCAAAACTTCGGATTTGCGCATACGCTTCATTTTTGAAAAGGATGGGATAGTTTTTATTTCATCGACAATTTCTTTTGCATCATCGACTAAACCCATTACTTCATCAAGAGTTAATTGACCGTCTTCAAGTGCTTCATCAAGAGCAGGCTTGAGTTTTTTGTAGTATTTTAAAGCAAGCCCTGCACCAAATAGTGCTATTCCGCCAATTACGGCAATATATTCCATATCCATTTTATTCACCTCTATATTCTACAACGACCATTTTTGACTTCGGAACGATTGCAAAGTGACGGCTCTCGCCATCCCTGTATAGACGGTAGCCGTGTGGTGTTTCTTCAATCTTTACATTGGTATAGCACTTTTCCGGCGGAATATACACTATTTTCCCTTTGCGCAATGGTTTTTCTTCATTCATTTTTTTTCACCTGTTATTAAGTCTTTAGTCTGTTTTTTTTCTTCTTTGTCAAGACGCTTTGATTCTGCGTCAATCCATGTATCAAGTAGTGTGCATCTTGTCATATTATCACTTCATTACAAATGTTTTTGTTGTGGTAGCAGTATTATTTCCACTATCCTTTATTGTGAAAGAAAGGGTGCATAGCACCGCTTGGTTCGCCGCCAATCCAGTTGGGCCGCCTATGACCCATTGGATATAAATTGGCTCGATTGTCTGTGAATTACTCGCATTGATGTGAGGTAATAAATTGATTGTGTTAGCATTTACAAGAATAGGGTCGCCTGCCTCCGGCTGGCCTCCGCCAAGTGAAGCGTGTGTTTGGGGGTCACAGTTTGCAGACCAAATGATAATATCCATCACACCATTGTTTAGAGGAACGGCGGCGGGAATATGCTCGAAAACTAATGGTATTTGGCGAGGGCCTTGTGTCACAGTTGCCGTCATTAAAAACTCACTGATATTTCCTGTTGCGTTTGAAACGATAGGCTGGCCCGCTATACCTACTACTAATCTATCGTCACCCAAAGCAAAGAAAGGTGCGCCCTGCCCTGCCGGAAGACCGTTAATTTGTGGTATGTTTGCCTGTGGCTGTCCGAAGCAGTCTTGTTGAAAACCAAAGAAAAATCCACTTCCAAAAGCAAATGTTCCTCCACCGCCTGTTGGTGCGACTGGTAAAATACCACTAATAATGGGGAACATCAAATACCTCCCATAACGAGCCACTCCGATGAGTCGCCATTAGAAACAACAGCAACAATTGATGTCGCTAAAAATTGAGTAGTATTGGTTTTGTTGGCAGTTGCCCCGTTAATTTTAACGCTCGCATGTGGTCTTGTGATAACAATATCATTAGCAGTCATATTCATTACAACAAATTGCGTTCCTACGGGTGGGCTTGCGGGTAAAGTGAACACTCCTGCGCTTCCTTTAGTGAATTGATATATCGTTCCTGTTTCGATATTTGCGGGGGCGGGGTCGCTGTCGCATATTTCTACTGATGCTCTAAATCGCACATCTCCGACAACATCAAGCGTTGCTGTGGGGGAGAGAACACCAATACCTACTTTGTCTGTCCCACCATCTACAACGAGCATATTTGCATTACCATTTGACTCAACACGGAAGTTCATGTCAAGTGATTCTTCGTTGAAAACAACACCCAATGCGTTCATATCAAGCCTTCTTTTTAAAGTTCCGCCGTGAAGTGTTCGGAAGTATATTTCGCCGTCTTCTGTTCCGGTAGTAATGTCGTTCATTCTTGCATACATATCTGCAAACAAATGCTCGGCTTCTGTTCCAGCCCCGTCATCTTGGTCGCTGTTTGTTCCTAAGAATTGAATTATTCCTATGTTGTCGCCATTAACGGGAGTAGCCGATGTTCTTTTGAAAGTCATAATTGGGGCAGGGTCGCCATCGGAGTCTGTTGATTCTAAACGCAACACTTCTCCGTCAGTGCTTGATGTAATTTTGACTACACCTGTTAAATCAAGTGTAGATTCTCCTTGAACTGCGTTAATTGCTTCTGCGGCGGAGACAGAATTGTTCAATTTAGTATGGTCTGCATTTGTAAATACATTAGAATCAGTTGCGGCTTCAACAGCAGTTCTTACTTGTGCGTTGCTTAATTGAGTATTGGTAGTAGTATCGGTGTAATTACTTGCGTGAATTGTCCCTGCGCTTGCACCGGCCCAATCTACATGTTCCTCCGCTACAAAATTGCTTAGTGCGTCGTGGTCTATTTCTGCGGGAACAGCAACGGCTGTGATTGTAGCACCACTGTTTGTTATTCCTACGCCGGTTGAACCAACCAAAGTAAAGTCTGCCGAGCCGCCTGTGTCGGTGGCCTTTGCACCTGCCCCCGTATCTGTTTGAATAGTCACGCCTGTTATGTCACCCGAACCGCCTCCGCCGCCCGACCCAAGAACTGTGTCTGCGCCGGTATCATCAGTAAAAACAAGAGTATTTGCGTTAGTTCCGTTAATTTTAACCCAAAGAATACCCGTTCCTGCGGCGGCGGCAATTGGGTGGTCTGCGCCTTCTGTTAATTTAATTCCTTTATCTGCGTGTAGTGTATTAGACGCAAATGTTAATTGCGCAGAAGTGTTTAGTGACTGCGCAGTATTCCCAAAGGGGATTCTTCCTGCGGAAACAGATGCTAAACCTGTGCCTCCAAATGCAACATTGAGATTGTAAAGTCCTTTGTAATAGTAAATGCCGTCTGCAATAGGATAAAAACCCCATGTTCCTTTGATAGTAGGTCTATTGACGAGATGTATTGTTGCACCCAATGTATTGCTACCAACCATGCCTGCGCCGGAGTTAATTGTTAAATCATTAAGTGAAAGAATTGAACCATAAGGAATAGTAATATAAGAACCATTACCACCCTTTGTTGAAGCAATAATAATTTTTCTCCAAGTAAATGTGCTACCTCCTGTATGTGGACTGCCCGTTATAGGAAGAGGCCACCCACCGGATTTTGCTTGAAAAGTCCATGTTCCATAGCCCATGTCGTGCGTTCTTCCTTCATTCGTAGCGAATTGATTTGCGCCATTTGAGAAATCTGCTACATCTTCAATAATCCAATTCATCAATCTATCATTTGCTGTTGGTGTTGGTGATGTTGGGGTGCAATTTGCACTGATATTTAGAGACAATAACTTTACTGTGTATTTGTTTGCCGCTAATGAAGGGTCGATGTATTCGGGTCTAAAGCCCGCATCGCATTGTAAATGAGGATATATGCCTGCATCAAGTCTTACAGAAGTAGAGGATTTGAACAAGAATGCTAAATTATCTCTTGATGTAGCACTATCGAAAGGGTCTGCGCAAGTATTGAGAATATATGTTTTATTGCTGTTATATGCGGGAGTTCCGTCAAATGCAATTGTAGAAGCAGAACTGCTTTTTATTCTACCCTCGCTTGCAATTGTTAATCCAGTTGCAATTGTTGCGTTCTGCGCAAAGTCGATTAAACCAGTATAATTTGCTGTAATAACAATAGTGCTTACTTTTGCAATGTTCCAATTGCAATTTACTACACTCGTTTCTGAAAAAGAAGTAGTGTCACTGGCCGCAGGAACTCCATTAGGAGTCCAATTACCTGCAACATTTGCGTTGCCTGCGCCCGAAGCCGACCAGTTATATGCTGTCAAAATCACACCTGCCGACTGTTGCTACTATCTATAACGAAAGCAGAACCGGCTTTTTCGGCAATTTGACTTAGAAGTATTGTTGCTTGTGTCTCAAAGGATTTCATTTGAGAACCAAGTCTTATGTCCGTTCTTCTCTGCTCTGCTTCCGGCACATACGATGGTATGGTATCTATCATTATGCGCAGACAATCTACGCATATAAGGAACTTAATTGCCGATTCACATTCAGTATCGGTGACTGCACTTGCGCCAACTCCGTAAAGAGTTGAACTTCTGCGCATACGAGTAATTTGCGCAGTGCGAATAGTTGTATATTCGTTAATCGTTGCGTCATTCAGTCCTCTCGGTCTGTTGAGCAAGTCACGAATTGTCGCTACCGTTGGACTTGTTATTGCCATCTTTCTTCACCTTTACACTGCTTTTCTTCTTTGGTGTAGCCTTAGCCTTTTTTACTTTCTCAACCTTTGGTTCTTCAAAGGTTTCTGTCTTAGGAACATCAATTAAATAGTGACTTTCTTCATTATACTCTGCACGCCCAAGAGGGAACATTGCGCCAGTCTTCATGATAGTTCGAGCAAATTGACTTGCAGGAACAAAAACAATAGTGCCAAGAGGGATTTCAACAGGTAATTGTTGCTTTCCGAAAAATCGGGATTTGATTCGACGGAAAAGAAATCCTCTTGATGTTTCCCAAGTATTCAAACGGTGCATTAAAGCATCGAATGTATCTTCTTTAGGAAGAGGTATTCCTTTTTCTTTTAGTGCCTTAGAGACAGCCGCTTTACTCTTCATCCTTTACCACCTTTGGTTTAGGTTTAGAAGGTTTAACAGCCTTTGCTACTGGGGTTTTAAACCCATCGCATAAGTCTTGAACCGCCCTTCGGCTTGTTTCGGCAGAGATTAAATCCGCTTCAATATCTGACAAAGAACGACCAAGACGCTTTTCTGCGTATTTGCAGAGAAAATCGGCTCTTTCATTCAATTAAAACACCTCGCATCAAGCAGAGATGTTCGTAATCTTACAAATGCGGTTGTTCTTTCCACTGCCTGCGGTTTGTCCGTCTTGCATTTCGTGAACAATACATGCCATGTAGCCAGTTAGCATCCAATCGAAACCAACGCCCGGAATACGGGTTAATTCAGTTTCTTTGAATCCGTCACCGTTGTATTGGAGGAACTCTGCTGTTTCTGCACCCGGAATTAGTAGAAGTGCAGTGTCGGCAAGTAGTGCATCACGGCTGTAATAGATTGTGAGGTTTGCCATTCGGGACAAGTGTTCTTGAAGTGATTCAACAACATTTCCGTAAAGAGTGGTGTTCAAAAGCACATTGCGATGCTTTGAAGGAACGATGAGAGCCAATGGTTCGTCACCGGAAACACGACCGTTCTCGAAGATTTTATCCATAGCGGAAAGAATGTTTCCTTCTGCGTCACCTGCGGCTGTGTCCCATTCTGCGTTGCCTGCGACTGCGAGAGCCTGTCCTGCACCTGCGATAAGAGCAGAGATAATGAGGTTGTCGATTACAGTTGCTCGGTTGCGAACAATTGCCATTTGCTGTCGGTCAAGGTTCTCGAAAGTCTCTCCACGAAGTAGAGTAGAGTCAAGGAAGATACATCGACCTTGTCCCTTCTTCAAGTGAACGCTGTATGAAGCAGTTCCGATTTTGGTCGGGTCTGTCACTGCGTTATCTGCAAGAGGGTAAGTAAATGTTCCTTCTGCACCAGTGTAGAAGGTAAACTCAAGGTATGGCACAGAGCGCACACCAACGACTTTTGTTCCTACTGAAATTGTAGTAGATTGAAGTTCGATAAAGTCACGAAGGGTTTGTTCAAGCACTGCATCGGATTGTCCGAATGGGCCAGTTGCGGCTTCGATAGTCAAGATTTGTTCAAGGGTTTCATTTGGCATATTATTCATCTCCATTATTTATTTTATTCAGTTAGCCCCGCCAACACCAGTCATAACAGGAATCAAGTCGCCTGCCACACCCGATGTCACAACACCTTCACCGATGTAATAACCGATGATTTTTCCAGCAGTTTCTCCGCCGGAGTCATCAC